ATGGACGCAATGGTAGGAGAAATTCTCTCCTCCATAGATTTGTTAATAAAAGCTGTCAATACTGTGGAGAAAGTGAACAAGTAGCATTAATGTTCTACCCACACCATAGAAAAATTAGAAGTCTTAATTTAAGACACGGCAAGAAACACAAAGCCCAAGAACAAATACAAAAGCTTATAGGTGAATGTGATATCAGATGTTGGAACTGTGCTATTAAAGCCAGTTATGATTTGTCATTAGGTGTGGAATTTTAATCTCCATCTTTCCATGTTTATAATCATACCATACGACCAATAATTCTTAGGTAATTTCAAAGTAAGGTTTGGTTGTATATGTTGACAGTTATGGAATTTCATATCAACAGATGAAGTCTTTAATTCAATGGGACTTCTATTCTGATGTTTCTCTGTCCATAGATAACCATTTTCAAATCTTTCAGCCATATCAAAATTATCAGCCTTAGATACAATAAAAGAATTTTCAATAGCACTTAAAAATTTTCCATTCTTGCAATCAAAACCAGCGTGTATCATTTGTTGTAAAAATAATGGAAAGATAAAGCCATTTAAATGACCTTCTATTAAATTATGATCTTCTTTTGGAGCACTGATAATCAATACACCATCATCACTAAGCACATCATAAATTCTATCTAAAAATAAACCAACATTTCTCTGATGTTCTATAACATGAGAACAAAAAACAACATCAAAATTCAATTGTCTTGCCTTTGACCAACTCATAAAATCCATCTGATAGTCAGCCACATCAGAATACTTGTCTACCTGAGTTACTTTAAGACCTGCATGATTCATAATCTCACTATGTACACCATCACCCGAACCAATATCTAAACAAGTTTTAAATTTTGTTCTGATATTGTTACGTTCAGATACCAAGAATTCTATAAGAGCTAACCCACCCCAAGTAATAAAATATTCTTTAATATCGTTCTTCGTCAAAGAAGTCTGGTGCATCAGTTGGTACCCAATAATCTCCATCTACATCTGTAAAAGCGCTTGTCTCTGTATAACTTACTCCATCATCTATGAAACCAAACGGTGACATATCTTGTTCGATAGCTTTCTTTTGACTTTCAAATAAACGATGTCGTACATCTTCATCAGTCAATTCTTTAAAGTAAGGTTGATTTGCTAACCATGCAAAGAATACTAGACACATTACCAAATCATCTGAGGCTCCTTCATCCGCTTCAAATGAAGCTCCTTTCTGAACAAAATTAGAAAGCTCTACTATGATATCAAAATCTTCAACAATCAACTTATCAGATTCTATCAAAGTTTTAAGGTTAGAACAGCCCACCTTCTTAACCGCCTTTGTAGTTCTAATTCCTAAATCACTTTTACCATCACCAAATCCACTACCAATTACCTGACCAGACCGACCACGCATCTGACTCATTATAATATTTTCGTATTCTAAATCATAATGTAATGCATCTGCAATCTGCCCACCGATATCATTTATCTCTACTAAAATATAAGCTTCGTTATAAGCCTTAGCTATATTATAAATGATTTCAGGAAACACCATCGGCCTAATTTCATTGTTCTTATACTTTGCGACCAATCTATAAGGCACTGTTGAAATATCAATCACAGTAAATGCAGAATTATCATTAGACCCACCTCTAGCTACATCTACACATATACAATACATAGCATCCTTTTGAGGTTTTTCATGTACATCAAAACCAGCATTAGATTCTATGGGGTCTGTATGAGGTATCTCTTGAATTTTTGTGGGTGAAATAAGAGTATTAATAGACCCAAGAAACGAACATTCAAACTCTTGTAGAAACTGTTGTTCCGATGTGTTAGCAATAGTTTGTTCTTTCCACGCATCATCTCTACCAGGCACTTCTCTCCAATGTACTTCTATTGGGATAAATTCACTCTTATCATTTACTGCATCTGTCCACATCTTATAAAACATATTCATACCGTGCGGAGTAGATACTATGATTACTTTCGATGTTTGCCCAGCAGTAATCGTAGGATAGACAGAACTAAAAAACTGTTCAGCTATATTACTAGGTATAAATGCAAATTCATCGAGAAATATAATATTATAAGACCCACCCCGAACAGCAGACGCACTAGTAGAAGCAGCAATAATTTTGGATCCATTCTCCAACTCCAGGGAACCTTTGTTCCAGTTCATCACACCCTGTTGCATCCATTCTGGTAGATGCTCGTATGCAAGTTGAAATCTCCCCAACAAGTCTCTTGCTGTTGCGGCCTTGTTAGCAAGAATAGCTACATTCACCGCCTCATTAAAAATAACGTAATGAATAAGATATGATATAATCGTAGTTGATTTACCTGACTGTCTAGGCAACTTACATATTGTAAATCTATTAGCATGAAAAGTACCCACCATTTCCTTTTGGAAATCGTAGAGTTTAAACGGGATTAAGCCTTCATCAATGCTGACAATGTTTACATAATTTTCTATGAAGTATGCAGGATTTTTCTGACACTTTATAAACTCTGCAATTTGTTTTTCATCATATGAGTGTGGAACTGCCGCAGGCTTTAGATTTGGATTACCTTTGTAGTTTGTCTGTTCCATTACTCTTGTCTTTTAAAAGCTTTTGTAATTCTTTTGTTGAACCAATAAACAATGCATTAGTAACATTCTTCGGAGCATGATCGGGCACTTCTTTAAGTTTCTTCATCTTCTCCTGTAGATCAGCCAACTTCTCTGTCACTTCAGCTACGTTCTTAATCAACTGACCCACCACTTCATACGCTCTTGGGTGTTCACCCTCTTTAGCCACCTCAAGTATCCCATCTATTGCGTCCTGACCTCGCTCAACGAGGCTGTAGAAGTTTTCACGGCTATACTTATAGTCTGCATCAGCATGATCTAAAGTGTCATCAGGCCGTGGCACAAGAGGTTTGGGACTTAAAATTTCTTCTCTAATATTCTGTGTTAGTCCAAGAGCGTCACCTATTTTCTCATCAATATTTTTTATCATCCATCCACCCATTCACTTATGGTTTCATTAAAACCAAAGTTATCATCTGCATCTGGAACAGTTGAAGTTTCAAGTGTAACCTTAGCAACTCTAGGTGGTGTTTTTGATTGCAAGTCTGCATATGCAGAAACTTCTGCCTTTGTAATCGGCTTGGCTGTAGTAACAGGACCATATACATACGCCTTCGCAACAAAATTAAACGTATAGATAATCGCTCGACGTTCTGTAAAACTGCCCGTGTAAGTATCTTCATAACCAATGCTATTCAGCACTATAGGAACATCTCGTACCACATCCATTTCGGGTACTTCATTAATAGTAACTGTATATTCTGGTTGGAAAAATGGTAGTATCTGTTCAACAATCTGAATACCATCATCACTGTTCTTAGTCATAACAAACATTTCAAAATTTAAATTGTAGGGTACAGGAGAATACTGAGTACTCATCTGCTTTAATTTTTTGTCCGCATCTGGCGAAACTTTCTTTCGTTTCATAATCCTATTTAATTTTCTACTAGGATCATAGTCAAGGCCTGCAATCTCAAAACCAATTCTAGGTAATGTGATGGCTACCTTTTGATCCAAATTAGGATCAGCATCTAAACGTACCATAAACTTTTGTTTTGGTCCGTATGCTAAAGGAACTTTCATAGATTGTACTTCTGTTCCTGCACTATTACGTCTTGAAATATAGATATCATTAAACAAACTGCCAAATGCAATAATGCATTTCCTTAATGACTCGTTATAAAAATATTGTCCTAACATTATGTACTCTCCGTAGGATCACCAAATGGGTTTGATTCTGTAAAGTCTAAGACAGGATCTCCAATTACACCTGTTGCCCTTTCTTCAAACCATTCGTTCTCCGATTGTGTGTCTATTGTGGCTAATCTATAATCTTCATTAATAATAAAGAATGAATAGTAAGCATCCGAATCTTCTGTAAGAATTGATAGGCCTGCCTCTTCGGTTTCACCAAGGAGGTATTCTCCTGTTGCAGTCTCAAGAATAATATCAGAGGCTGTGGGTGGCCATGGATTCGGTAGCGGATTCTGGTCATATATAGTACCCCACTCTTGACCGATTCTTTCATTAAATGCAACTTGATTTTCAAGTGAGAACTCTTGATTAAGTGCATCCGTACTTCTTTTAGTTTCAATATCATCAATTGCATAAATGCCTGTGTCGAGTACTTCACTAGAGTACTCAAAAGTTCTACAATATAATTTATATACAGGAAGATTATCTATCTGATAAAACGGATCATCGTGATCTACAAAACTGATCTCAAACAGTTTCTTAACTGTAGGCATA